ATAGGTATAACGCTAGACATAAGTCTACACATATACAACATAGCTCCATCATCAGATGAGTTTAAAGTATTGTAATTACTTGTAACAACATCTACGGTTACATTACCTGACCATCTTTCTTTTATCATTTCAGGTGATACTCTAATTAAATAGTCATTGTTATTAAAATGTTTTTCATCAAATGCCATTATTTTTTCCTCTTAGTTTTTCTACCTTTAAAAGGTATAAAGTTTACTTTAATTATATTTTTTCTTTTCTCTTTTAGCCAATCTTCAGGTATAACTCTATCATAATATCTAAAACCATGTTTGTTACACCAATCTGCGTAACTTGATTTAGCACCTTTTCTTAACTTAGATTGGCTATTTGTAAATACAAATCTAATATCTAGGTTTGGATGCTGTCTCTTAATCTCTATATGTTTCCTTCTATCAGATGTTATAAACCTACCTTTTGTTTCAATTATAATGCCGTTGTTTAAAACAAAGTCAGGTGTATAGGTGCGATAAGCAAGATCTTCCCATTCAATTTTTACTTTTTCATAAAGAAATTTTACTTTATGCTCTTTTAAATATGTGGCTACAGAATCTTCTAGACCACTCCTATACCCATTTTTACGTGCCATGCGTGTAGCACTATATGCTGACATTATTTATCTACCCATATTTTTTTAGCTTCTTGTTTTAGTTTATCACTCCAAGTCCATGAATCAAAGTTAGGATACACAAGTGAAGCTAACTCATGTTTATCATCACTGATAGACAAGAATTTTTCTATACTAAAAGCTACTTTTTTAAGTTGTTTCTTATACACAGATAGATTATCTAACTTAAACTTTTTATAATCTTTTGGTGTAGCAAAAAATAAGTCTACAGTATTTTTAGGATATGCCATAGAATAAAATGCCATTTGTCTTTTCTGTGCTTCTGTAGGTTTAGACGGCATTCTTGTAGTTGTTTTTAAGTCAACTATCTTATCCTTAAATCTAAAATCAATGTAACCCATAATAGGTATAGGCATATCATCTAATTGTACTTCAACTTTTTCTTGATACTGTTCTAAGTGTTTATATTTAAAGTTTTCGTCAATAACTTTACCAAAGTTGTTTAGTAGGCTTTTCTCCTTTTTTACTTTTACATCTTCTAAATCAAGTTTAAACTCTGTACACATTGTCATGTATTTTATTTCTAATAAGTTATAATTAAATTTACCTGTGTCATACTTATCAGCTAATACAGCTTCTTGTACAATACCTCTAACTGCTCCTGCTCCACTGCCTGATTTAACACCAAACAAGTACCTAGCTACCCACATAGGCATGTCGCTTATGTAGGTATTTATACTGCTAGGTGACAGGTAGTTAATATTATGAACCTTGAAAGGATTGTTTTTTATCATTAGTGTTTGCTCTCGCCAAGCTCAACATCTACAAAAGAATCAACAAGATCTTCATTTTCTTTTCCTATTGGATCACTAGTATCACCTGCATTCTTTGTCCACTCATTAAATATATAAGTGTTGTAGTTATCTATCCAAGCTAAAAGGTCTAGCCACAAATCTTGGTCTTGATCTGTAATAGGAACTTCCTTCATGTCAAACTTAATCTTTGGTAAATAAAAAGAGTTACCATTTGGTAATGGCTTTTCTTCTGTGTGTAACTCTACCTTATGCTGTAAAGGCAAATGCTTTAGGTTGGAACACTTAGAGAAAGGCTCACTGAGTATTTTAAATGCATCTCTATTATCTATTTCCCATATCATAGGTTTATCTGTAACTAACTTATTGTCTACGTCATTACCTTTATCGTCTACTATAGATGTAAAAGACACAGTTCCTAGTATAGCTCTAACTCTTTTTATACCTTTAATTATATTCTTGGTAGTTTCAGGTAGAGCATTGTAGTCTTTTATATAACCTGCTGGTTTTCCACAGTTGAAACCACCACTGCTGTCTTTTAAATCATTATTAAGATTGTCACTCATAACTGTCTTAATATAATGACCATGTTCACCTTCAGGCTTTACCCATTTCTTATACATAAATCTTTGTAGAAAAGGTCTTATGGCTACTTTAGAAGAGTAGTAAGATACACTATTCTCTACATCTTCTAACTTATATAAACCACCTTCTACTACTTCAACTCTTGTAACTTTACCTTTTACTTCAGTCTGACCCATGATAGGTGTATGGGATATTTTTAATCTAGATAATGTTGAATTATTATTCTTATTACCTGCTTCCATGTTTAAACCACTAGCTTTTGCTAATGCTTCAAAGTTTGTTTTGTTTTCTTTTAATGCTATTGCTGATGTATTCACTATCATTCTCCTATTTTAGTATGAGGGTTATATCACACAACGTCTTTAGTGTCAAGCCAATTGTCACCTATTTTTGCTTCTAATAACAATGGCACATTAAAGTCTATGTTGAATTGTTTATCTATTATATTCTTTAGATTATCATTAGTATTATTAATGACACCTATTATGTCATCTAGCTCATCAGGATGAACATCAATGACTATACTATCGTGTACTGTATTTACAATACAAGAATTTTTATTATCAAGCTGTTTCTCTATTGACATAAGTGTTAAAGGCACTACGTCAGCAGTCGCAAAGCTTTGTACAGGAAAGTTTTTAATCTGTGTAAAGTATGTTACACCACCTCTTAGTCTTCTTTCAACATTAGGAAATGAGAATTGTCTGCCTGATGGTGTAGTAATACTACCTGTGTTTAAAGCTTCCTTAGCCAATCTGGAATGCCAAGATGCGATTCCTTTGTACTTTTGCGTGAACTGTTTATAATACGTTGCTTCAGCAGGTGTCCTCCCAAACCCTGTAGCTCCGTAGAGTGGTGCGAAGGTGTGGGCTTTCGCTTCTTGCCTACTAATCTTCTGACCACCATCACTAATAACCTTGGCAGTGTAGCTATGTACGTCAAAACCATTATCAATCTCCTTCATTGCTGTTTCGTCTTGTGACAAATATGCTGCAGCTCTAAACTCTAGTTGAGCAAAGTCAGCTTCTAATATCTTGCCACCATCCCATCTTGATACAAATACCTTTTTAATTGGAAATGTACCACCTCTAGGCATATTCTGCATGTTAGGATCAGCACCACTAAACCTGCCTGTGGCTGTGCGATGCTGTAGTAATCTAACATGAAGCTTGTTATCTTCTTTAATATTATGTTTGATACCATCTACAAAAGACGATATATACGTATCAAGAGCAGACAGCCTTATAACCTTTCTAAGAAACTCTTCTGCATCTGTCATGCCTTTGGTCTTTGCTATGTTAGCTAATAAATTTAGATGGGTCTTGCTTGTACTCCAACCATTTGCTGTCAACCATTTAGCATTAGGTGCTTTAAACTTCATACCTGCTATGTCTTTTGTTTGTGTAAACATATAACCTAAACCATTGCAGTCTGCACACTTAGTCTCTTTAGCAAAAGGCTTACCATCTTTTCTAGTCTTTCTTACTTTACCATAACCTTTGCAGGTAGGACACTGATGAGCTTTTGTTTTGTAAAGTATACTTGAATACTTTTTAACTCCATCGTTATATGAATCTGTAGGCATCATATCTACCCATTCATGCTTATCATTGGGTCTTCTACTATATATTAACCACGATAACTGCTCAGGACTATTTAAGTTTATAGGTGTGTCACCCATAAAAAACCTAATCTTATCTTTTAAATAAAATTCTATGTCATTCTTTTCTTGTGTAAACTCTTTCTTTACCATATCCAATGCAGAAATATCAACAGAAAAACCACGCTGATATATTCTAGCCAAAGTGAGGGAAACGTCATTAGTAAGATTAATTGTATCCACAAGTCCAATGTTTTCTTTGGTATTAATTTGTTTGATAAGCTCATTATGTAACTCCCATGTAGCATGCAAGTCTGCTGAAAGATATTCAGATAACTCTTCTTTAGGTATTTCATCTACACCATAACCTTTTTTAAAGTATTCTTTTAGTGTATCCTGCTTTTTAGTATCTAAATTAAATCTTTCAGCACACATTTCCAAACTTAAAGGTTTCTTATCACCTTTTTGTAAAACATAGGATGCTAACATTGTATCAAATACTTCACCACTATATACCCAACCACATTCCCACAGCCACATTAAGTCGTGTACTATATTATGTCCTATCATTACTGTGGTCTTATCTAGTATCTCTTGTATTTTTGTTTTTAAGTAAACATCCTGCGTTTTAAAGACATAATCATCAAATCTAATTAGTTCTTTATTGCCAAACTCATCTAATATACCAACCATAACAAGCTTATTATCAATCTCAAAAGGATCTAAATGTAGCTTACCATCTCTTTTAGTAACAGTGTTTTCAACGTCAAGTACTATTTTCATTAATTTTCTCCTTATGTCTTAATAGATAAGATACAGCATTCTTTGCTATTGTCAAGTCATCATTGAAACCACCTAAACCTGTGTTGCATTTATGACACACCCATCCCCGGAAAGTATTTGTAGTATGGCAATGGTCTAATACCCATGTTTGTAATCTTATCTGACCATACTTACCTAGCTCTTGTATATTCTTTTCACATATAGGACATTTATAATGTTCATCAGGATATTTGTTCTCCTTCCTTAGCCTACTTAAAACTGTTCTATGTCCACTGCGACATGACTTGCACGTTCTTTTTATTTCACCTGCTTGCATTACAGCAAACTGTGTAATAGGCTGTCTAACCTCACATTTAATACAGATGATACCTTCATCTAGTGGTTGTTCAGCTACTACATATCCAAACAGGTCTTTTTCATTTATCATGCTTCATACCTAGCTGTCTTATAATTAAGCTCACAGTGAACATTACCATGCCAACCTGATAACTTATTCTTAACAATATTAAGATGTCTTTGCATATCATCTTCATCCTGTCCTTCTACAGGTGGATTCTTAGCTATCAGTATCATCAAATCAGCTTCAGCTGCCTTGCCTGTGCGTGATCCTTCCATCATACTTTGATTTAATATGATCTTACCTTCAGCTTCAGCAGATAGCTGTGACATATAAAACATAGCACATTCATACTGCTTTGCTATCTGTCTTGCGTGTATGGCACAAGCTTTGAGAGCTTCATCTGTTCTAGCATAACCTGCGTGTGTAGCAAACTTATCTCCCATGTCTAATATAACAACATCAGGATTAGTAGTTTTAACAACAGATTCAACCCAATTCATGTCTCTCATAGAACTATCTTTTATCTTTATATTATCTTTGATAGGACTATATAATTCACTAGCCTTAGATGGATTAGCTTTGATCTCATGTAATGTCATACCTGTAGATGCTGTCAGGTATCTAGCACCAACTCTGTGACTACCTTCTTCATTACATAGAATAATACACTTAGCACCTTGCCTTGCAAAACCATTAGGACCTGCCACTAAACTTGCATGAAAAGATGTCTTACCTGTGTTAGGTCTTGCACCTACCTCAATCAGATGACCTGCGTTAACACCTTCTACCTTCCTAGCAAGTGTAGGAATATTGAATGTCCATCTTGCTTCTAGATCATTCTTGTCTAGTAATGTTTTGATGTCAATATCATCCCACTCTATATTTAAATTAGGTGTAAAGTCATCACTGTATTGCTCAAGTATATTACGTAAAGGTTCAAGACTTGCCTTAGTACCATTCACATAATCAAATCCTAAGTTTGCTATGTCTTCACCTATAATCTGCTGAAACAGCTTAGCTAATACATCTTGTGCAACATCCTT